CTTGACCGTGTGTTCGATCGTGAGACTGGAGTGTTGCTCAGTGAGCCTTCTGTAGCGCACATCCACGCGATACGTCAGATAACTCTGATGTTCGCAAAGATTAATCTCCCTTGCACTCCTGCAAGAGAGAGACGCGCTATCAGGAGCTACATTGAGTGTGAGCAGGATGTTCGCAACAACGACGCGCGAATTAAGGGAGAACCCGAGAGGGCTTCTCGCTTCCTTCGCATGTCTACTCTGCTTTGGGGCGATCTTCTTTCCTCTCTGGACCATCTGGTCTTCGAGCAAGGAGCAGAAGCCATCATCCCAAAGCATGGCCCCGGTGCAACGGCCGACCGACTCAGAGGAAACTCTAAGTGGGAACAGTCCGAGTGGACCGAGCGACTGGAACAAGTGTTCCCTCATGGGATCCATCTTGCTTCCAGCTGGAGGTATTTCCAAGACCTCAGCCATGTGCGCATCCTCGAACCTGGCGCTGAGAGACCCGTCAGGGTCATCACAGTGCCTAAGACACTCAAGACTCCCAGAATCATCGCAGTTGAGCCTACTTGCATGCAATATGTGCAACAAGGACTTCTGGACGCATTCTGGAAGGCCGTCGAAGCAGATGACATCGCTTCAGGCCTTATCGGATGGGCAACGCAGGTGCCTAATCAGCACCTTGCTTGTGAGGGCTCTAGGAATGGAACCCTCGCTACCCTTGACCTCAGAGAGGCCTCCGACCGAGTCTCGAATCAGCATGTACGAGCTCTGCTTGAAAGACACCCCCACATCCGTGGGGCCGTGGATTCCTGCAGATCCCGAAAGGCTGATGTGCCTGGCCATGGCGGACTCCGCCTAGCCAAGTTCGCATCTATGGGTTCAGCTCTTACCTTCCCCATTGAGGCAATGGTCTTCGCGACCATCATCTTCATGGCGATAGAGAAAGAGCTCAACACATCCATCTCCCGAGGAAAGATCAAGAAGTTCCTCGGTCAGGTGCGCGTCTACGGGGACGATATCATTGTCCCCAGTAGATTTGTGCATGCGGTCACCACGGAACTAGAAGCTTTTGGGCTTCTAGTTAACGCGGACAAGTCTTTCTGGTCAGGCAAGTTCAGAGAGTCTTGTGGCAAGGAATACTACGATGGCCACGATGTATCTGTGGTCAAAATGCGTAGTATGCTCCCTGCTGATCGCACGAATGTTCAGGAGATTGTATCTACCGTCTCTTTCCGGAACCAGCTATACTTCGCTGGTCTCTGGAAGACGGCTAGGTACCTCGATGACATCTTGGGTCGGTTAATCCCGATGCCGGTTGTACTCGAGACCTCTCCTGTGCTAGGTCGCAACAGCTTCTTGGGCTACGAAACCCAAAGAATCTGCGAAGAACTACATCGTCCCCTTGTCAAGGGATGGGTAGTTGTTCCGGAAATTCCAATCTCACGATTGGAAGGACCGAGCGCCCTGCTGAAGTGTCTCACCCTTCTCGAGAGAAAGCACGCAAGTGCGATCCTCGAGGATGCCAGCTTCGCAAGCTCTTGGGAAAGAGCGAACGGCCGGTTCAGTCCTCAGCCTGGGACTGATGGTGAGCATCTTGAACGTTCGGG